CTCCGTCATCTACTACCTCCACTTCTTCAAATAGTTCTTCTTGTTTTGCGTTTTGCATACATTAGGCTCCGTATGTTTTGATGTCATCGGGATTGACAATGGTTGCAATGACTTCATCATCATTGATTATTCTAACTTCTCCACCCTCTATTTGAAACCGTGATCCAGCATAACGACCTATGCACACCCAGTCGCCTACTTTACACCAGTCACCGTCAGTTCCAAATTTGTCTGTATCCTTATAAGCAAGAGGTCCCATACTAATCACATAAGCTACAACTGTAGCTCTTGATTCTTTTTCTCTTACGGAATCTGGGACATGAATACCACCTTCGGTTTTCTCTTTACCCATATACGGCATGACTAATATACGCCATCCAGTGGGTTTTGGTACTCTATCTTTTAAGGATAATTCTGCTGATTCTTTATCTGCTTTTTTCTTAGCTTCTCTTTGTCGTAAAACGTATTCAGGCACTATCAATGTCATTGTCTGTTTTCTCCAGCAGGGTTCTTAATTGTTCTAATGCGTAGGATAGACCCTGAATTTCTCCTACCATTGCTTTATAACTAGCCATATCAGAAGCGTTACCGCTAGTTAAAGCAATACTAACCTCATTTATCCTATCATTCAAGGATTTTTGATATTTATATAAGAAATCGGTTACTTTCATCAATACTCTTATGTATTAGCGATAGGTTGTCTACCGCGTTGTAGATTTCCAAATCGGTCTCTGTATATAGTAAAAGGTGCTATTTCTTCATTCTCATTAAACGAAGGCATTTCAATCAAAGGATCTTTATCATATCCAATATCAAAAGCTATGTTATTTGGAAGTTTTATGTTTTGTGATCTTCTAGCTACGTCTCTAATCATGTCTAGAGAAGGACCTTGTGGAAATTGGTCTATTTGTCTTGTATCTGTTAAATCTATTCTATTACCAGCAGCATCAAAAGAAACATTGTCTGCCATATCATTCACGGCATTTTGACCAGTCTCCGAAGAAAAAGCACCACTTATAAAATCTGACAAAGAAAAACCACCAGCAGCATCACCTATTTTACCAAGAGCATTTTTTGCATCTGTGAAACTGTCTTTCATAAGGTTTGTAAATGCTTTACCCGCCATAGCCATTATGCCAACGGGTTCCATTTCTACCAAAGCTCTTTCTACTGGAGAATAAAACTTAGGTGCAAGTGGACCTCTTGATCCTTCAAGTTGTGGTAACATTGAAGCTGGAACATCAAAGTTTATTTGATTACGCAAGTCAAAACCAGGAGTTAGACCTCTATCCATCATACCTAAAGCGGCAAAGTTTGGATCATAATTTGCAGCGTTTCCAATATTGGATACAGAGCCACGACCAAAGTCCATTATGTTAGGATTATTAGGATCAAACCTCTCATCTTGAGTGGTATCTGATCCACCAAAAAAACTACGATCACCATCACTAGAACCACCAGAAGGACCAGTGGCAGATACCTTTTCACTTCCTAAAGTAAAACTATCAGAGCCACCAAAACCATAGTCGGCTCCACCACTTGGAAGATCAAATTCCACTAACGAACTCCTCTAAATCCAGTTCCTTGAATAGCGATACCACCACCTCTAGACTTTTTGATAACACCTCTACCAATTAAAACATCTTTCATTGTTGTCTTTCCATCACCACTTAGATCTGGAAACTTTGCTTTTCCTTTACCCTTGCTACCAGCAGGTATTACCTTAGGACTTTCAGGTTTCTTTTTCTTTTTTGCTCTGCCACCTGGAATATCTCCGTGTTGTTCACCTGCTCTTTGTCTTATTGCTCTGCCACCTGGAACATCTCCGTATTCTATACCGCCATCTCTTTTTTTCTTGACGTTCTTCATGTTTCTTTCGTTCTGTTTAGCAACGCTTTTACTAAATTCTCTATCCAAAGATTCAGTTTTATCTGCCCTAAACGGATCTTTTTTCTTTACATTAAACTCACTTCCAGAAGTTAAATTCTTTTTCTTTACATTAAACTCACTTCCAGAAGTTAAATTCTTTTTCTTAAGATTTTTTGGTCTAGGCTTTGGCATAGGGACTTTCTTTTTCTTTTTATCCATTCCTTCAAAGTATATAGGCATGTAATTCTCCAGTATGTTTGATCCACCGTCTTTTCGTTTCTTGCCTTTGTCGACAAGTTTCTTTGCATCATTATACGATATTGACATATCTTTTGCAAACTGTCTAATCCTTGTCATTTCTTTTTACTCTTAGTTAAAACTTTTTTTAAAGATTTTGCTTGACCAGCATGTAGTTTACTCGCTTTATTCAATCCTTTAATAACTTTTTTTACCTTACGTTTTTTACTAGCTGTCAGTGACATCGACTAATTCTCCTTTATCTATTCTCATTTTACACATAGGACACTCATAAGTAATAAATTTTGTTACCCCCATAAAAGGTATTGGTTCTTCTTCAATAATTTTTGTATATGCTATTTTATGAAGATAACATATTTCATCGTCCAACATTATTTTTAATCCCTTTCACATGTTTACGATAAAAGTAATTACCTATCTTATTAAAAAATTTAAATAATTCCAAATTTAATCTTATCATTTTTTCATGTTCTCTCTTGCTACACCTTTTGACTTCTCGAATGACCGCATACCACCAAGTCCCAATAATGAGAGGGTTAACGTCATAAGTTCACCCGTATTTAGTTCTGGCAAAATAACATCAGGTGCCCAAACACTGGTTGCCCATTCTGCTATCGGCATTAAGAAAAATTGTGTTAGAAGACCAAGAGCACAGATCCACATGATAGCAGGGCGGGCACCGGCTACAAATAAACTAGGATGTTTTGCTTGTACTGTATTCGCTTCGATCTGACCCTTTGCTAATTCTTGAGCATGTCTAGATGCTAACGTAGCCAAGTCATGAGCCAATTTGTTCTTCTGATCTTTGTCCTCTATAAACTTACCGACAAGTTTACTTACTGGACCTATTAACGCTGTTAACATTAGTATCTCCCTTGTGTTCGTGACCCATCCATATGCCGAAAACGCCTGTCATCACACCCATGACGACAGACACAAATGCTGATTGACTAGCAGTTGGTGCATCTAAATCCATAAACCATTCGGCACATCTCCAAGACATTATTGTACTAGCCAACATCATAAACCTTGGTAAAATTTTCCATCTTAAAAAAGTATCTACATTCATTGCATTAATGCCTCATTCAACCCAAATACTTCTAATATCATAAAAGTAAAAAATAATAATAGTATGCCACCTGCTATTAATTTACCAGAAAAATTAGTTGAGCCAATCTTTATGGCAATAAACTCGTTTCCTAATATTCTTAATATCAACTCAAAACTGTTACTATCCACTTTTAAATCAACTGCTTTTTTCTTTTCTTCTGTCATTTGGCTATACTCCTTAAGCTCTCCATGACTTGATCGATATTTGGCTCTGTACCACCAGGATCATAAAGACATTTATATTGTTTAGGGCAGTTTTTTTCATACATTAATGTATATGTTTTATTACCGCCTTTATATATGCAGGCTTGCCTACCAGTAACCCTTGATGTAATTCTTTTCATTAACCTACAAGTTGTATATATTTTTTTCTCTATCTTACCTTGGTGAGTTTTCTGTTGTCTGGTGTAGTCCTTCGGTTTGTATTCATAAGCGGCTCTTGCTTCTTTAATCCAAACACTAGCAACCAATGCTATAAAACCACCAATAATAACAACTAACAAAAACCAAGCTATTGCCTCACCTACTTGCCTTCTGATTTGTTGTTGTTTGTATATGGTTTGCTGTCTTTGTTTTCTTATCTGACCTTCCATCTGCAATAATTCATCGTAGGCTTTAGGACCATGAGTTAAATTCAAAAACATCTTGAGTTCGTATCTTTGCTCCTCAAGTTTCTTCTTGGCTGCATAAGCAGAGAGAGCTGCTTCCTCAATAGACCCAGCTTTAAACAATTTGCCAAACAAGGGAGGATTTTTAGCTTGTTTTTCAGCGTTATCAACATCAGATACAGCTCCCATCCATCTACCAATATCACCAGACATTTGCTCTATATCACGACCAACAGAAAATCCTTTCTTAATCGCATTAAAAGCACTGGAAGCTACAGACATAGCCGCCGTTATGGTTATTGGATCCATTTTTACCTACCTTTTAACGAGGCCTGCGTATTTATCCTATAGATATTTACATCGTTTCTGTCTTCTGCTATTCCCTCTTGTGTGTTTATTCTTTGTTGTGCCAATTCATAGGTTTGTTGTAGTTTTGCTTGGTCAACTTGGAAGTTCATCATGTCACTTATAGACTTTCTCTGCAATTCAGCAGTATCATTCTCTAATTCTTTCTCTCTGATCGCTACAAGTGGGTCTGGTTTCTGTGCAGGCTCAATAGCAGGCATAATTTCTTTTAATATTTCACCAATTTGTTGCGAAACTGCCGCTTCAACAGCTTCTGGTGCAATTTGTGGCGGCTGTTCGCCTCTTTGTTGTGCCTCTTGGATCATTGTTTGAAAGAATTTAGTTACTTGATCTCTTGCTAACGCACTAACATGTTCTTGAACATGAGATTGCAACATTAAAAAGCCTTGTGGGTTGGCTTGTGCCACCATGTTTGATAAAAACAAAGCATGAACCACCAAATGTGCCTCGTGATCTTGTTGTGGAAACACTTGAAGTGGTGCACCTTTCATAGAATTAGCGTTTTCTGTCGCTGGATCCACGGGTGCAGGTGGTTGTGGTGGAGGTAAAATACTATCAATGTTCTTTACATCAAGTGCATCGTACATTCTTCGGTATGCTTCATACTGATTATGTATTTGTGGGTTAGCTTGTGCTAACTGCAACTGTGTTTGAGCCAATGTCAATCGTTGAGACATGGAAAATATGTTAGGATCACTTACTGGAAGTATATCTACACGCCCATCAAAGTCTTGTTGCATGATTTGTGGTTGAGCACTACCGACAGAATAAGGATAAGGCATTGGATTTTCTGAAAAAATCTCGGCTAACATGCGAAACTCTTGCTTTTGTGCATAGTGTAAACGCTTATGTATACTAGAAATAATCTTAGATCCTTGTTCTATCAAGGCAACTGTAGTTCCAACGGGTGCTTGTGAATTAACATCACTAATTTTTGCATCTGCAACTTGTGCGAACCGTCTACCAGAATCAACAACTACACCTAAAAGGTTAGCTAGTGTGGCTGATGGTTCTTTATAAGGGAGAGGAATAATAGAATTTTTCAGATCACCACCTGGAACATCTATATCTCTAAACTCACCTGGATTTAAAGGTTCATCGTCATTACGAATACGAACACCTCGTGCCTTAAAACCTGCTGGTAAATTTGATAATGTACCAGCATCGATGAGCTGTCTGAGAATGGAGGTTGCTGCACGAGACAACCCACCGATTGTGTGTAACAAGCCAAAGCCGTAAAAGCCAAAACCTGGTAAAAACTTAAAATGAACGAAGTATTGTCTTTTTCGCTTTAATGGATCTTGTTCTCTATAGTTTCTAACCACCGATAAAACTTTATTTGAACCTTGATCGATGGTGACAATATAAGGTAGCATAATACCCGAAGGCTGCCCTTGATTATCCATATCTTCAAAACCTTCCAAGTCCAAGTCAACATGGACTTCAAGTAAGGTGTAGCTATCGTCTGAATAATTAGGGTGTAGTCCTTGAAGCTCATCAGTAGTTTCTTGAATAGATCCTTCATCCTCTCCATCAGTTGAAGATAACTCAACATCTTTATACACTCCTGCGACTTGTAATTTGCGAATATCATTGTGGCTCATTCGTACCATATGTGTAACTCGTTCTGCTGTTCTGATATCAGAAGCAGAATATGGAACTACTAAGTCCTCGGCAGGTACAAACTTAGATACTGCTCTTTGTTTTGTAGGATCAAAGTAAACTTTTTTAAATGTAGAACCAGTAAGTGGCAAATAAAATAACATTTGATCTGTGTCTTGGTCATATTCTTCCATGACTTCAGTCACTTGATAATTCATAAAGTCTTTTACTCTTTGTGATTGATCCTCTGTTTCTTTTGTTGGCACACCTAAAATCTGTGTTTTCACAGGTCCACCACTTGGTAACATCTCTTTGTACGCTTGTGATTGAAATTGTGTTGTTGCTTCAGATAGTAATGGATGTGTTACACCACTTGCACCCAAGAACGGATCGCTTCTGTCTTCATAGTTTATACCGAGCAGATTTAATCCTTTTGCAATCGCCTCTTCCCAATCTTGTCTGGACTCCAAGTCTTCTTTTACTTTTGACTGTAGTTCAGATGCAATAGAAGCTAACGCACCATCTTCTAAAACTTCTGCAAGATTAGCATCATGATTATACGGCTCTGCCATGACTGGGATTTGTTCTTCACCCATGTCAAGTTCTATGCCCTCTGGCAATTCATCAATATCATCTTGTACTTGTAGGGCAAGTTGCTCTTCCATAGGGACTGGCACACCACCTGCTCCCATAGATTTTTCGACCATACCTGCAATATCTCTTGGTTGTTCTGCCATTAACTTGCCTTTCTTCTAAGATCTATATAACCACCTTTAGCTCTAAAAGTAAATTTACCTTCTGCTAATTTTCTTCCTTTTGACCCAGGTTCTAGATTAATAACAAACTGTGCGGGTCTATTTAACTGTGCACTTTTAGTGCTGTCTTTGGAAAGCATTTCAAAAATTCTATCTCTATCAACTTCTGCACCAGCATCTTCAAACCTTTTTGCCACAGTTAATAACGTAGTGTCGTAAGTTCCTAAACCAAAAGTTTTTTTAATTTTTCGTAAACTACTATCCTCGTTTGCTCTTGGAAGCCATAAATCTTCTCTGTGTGGTACAACAATTCCAACAATAGGTTCTCCGTATAGTTGTTCAAATCTAGGATCTGTTATCTTATGTATTAATGACTGTAACAAGCCTCTAGACGTTTGTGCCATTGTAGCATTGTGTGGAGATCTGGTATATCTTTTATTATCATTGATGTGTTCAAACAGTCTTGTCGCTGCTTCTTTTAGTTCCTCAGGTTTATAGTTATAATCTTTCGCATTTTTTTCTGCATGTTCTATTAGTTTCTTAAAACGTCTATCTATTTCAGTATTGTTATCTGTACCCACTTTATTGTCTTCAACTAACTGTTGGAGACGAGGTATTTCTTTATCAAGTTTATCTTTTTCTTTTTTTATTTTCTCTGCTCTAGTTTTATCCCCGGATAAAAATCCTTTGTAGCTCTGTGAAAAAAACAACTTATATGGATTTGACGCATCTGGTGTATAAAACTCAAAGTGATCTGCTCTATATTCATGATTGTCATACGGCACAGGTGTTAGTCTTCTTGATATTTTACGGAACTCATCTTCTAAGGCACCTGTTGGAAGAGACTGTCTAAATCTTTCAAGAAAAGATCGTGTTGGTGATGACGCTATTTGCACATCTGCCGCGTCTTCACCCACGATAGGTTTTATTTTCTCGTTTTTTAACATAGATGCAATTAACAGTTTTTTCTTTAAAGCGTTTTTATCATTTAATCCTAGTTGCTTTGAATATTTCTCAACAGCTTGTCTTCCTATTTCTGGTGCAGATCTTCTGTTTATTTCTTGCATATACATAGCGAAGTTTCCATCTTCTGGAACAAAACCTATTTTGTCCGTCATTCGATCTATTAACCTAGATAGTTCTTTTTCTGCTTCTACTTTTACTTTTTCTGGTAGAATATTTTGTATATCTGCCATAATTCCTGAATATTCAAACATATAAGTCTCTGGAAAACGGTTTGTGTCTGTGTAACGCTCACCCGATGCAGAGTCTATGTTGTTGTCTGCAATGGCATCAAAGTCTATCGCAGCTAACTCTGACTTAAATTTATTAGCTAAATGTGATGAAAGTTCGTGTTTTATTACGTTCAACGCTTGTTCATTAATAGATTCTTTAATTCCTCTATTTAAACTTGACTCTAGTGCTTTTATTCCCGCATCTGTTAAATCTTGTTCACTTATCTCACCACGAAAACCAAGCTCAGTAGCTGCTCCTTCTGCAAAAGCCTCACTAGAGTCTGCAAAAAAATCTCTAAGCTGAGCGTCACTATAACCTTTTTCTTTTAAATTCTTAAGCAAAGTCTCTTGAAACATGTCTTGTGAATCATTGGAAATACTATTAGAACCTTCAATAGTAGCTGATTCATATAACATTCCTCTTTTGTCTAACGCTCTGGTTTCCCCAGAATTTGAAGTTGCTATACCTAAATCACTTCTATCATCTCCGGGCAAATACTGTCTGTTTGACCTAAGAGGCATATGACCAAAAATTAATTCTCGTAAACTCTTGTTTTCTTTAGGATACCCAAGCTGTCTTAAGTACGTTGCGTTCTCATCTCCTTCAAGATTCATTTCCTTCTTACTAAGTCTACCTTGTTTATTAAAGTAATTTGCATCTGTAGACCGCGTTGGATTCTTTTTTATAGGAGTTTTTATATCAGTTCTTTCAAGCATTGATGAAATAACACCAGCAAGTCTGTCTGGTGCAGGCAGAGAAAACTCATTGTTCTGTGCCATTTGAAATCCATCAAAGTTTCTCATTTCAGTTTGACGAGGGTCATTACCGAACTGTGTGCCCTCAAACGGATCCATTGCTTCAAGACCAGCTACAAAATTATCTGCCATTTTTTCGTAGTCAGTATCTGTAAATAAAATATTTTCTATCATGGACTCAAGTTTATTTAATCTTTCATCGGGTCTTTGCCTTGCACTAACCTGTGTAGTTTCTTTGTTTCTAGCGTAGGCTTTGAAATAACGCAGTACATCCTTAACAAAATCATCGTCTTTTAAATATACTAAATCATCTAAAGTTACATTGTGTATCTTAGATATTTCCATAGGTGCTGTTTTTGTAGTTTGAAAGTTTTTTATTTGAGCGTCTATCTTCTCTGCCTGTTCTTCAGCTAACTTTAATTTCTGTTCTGCGTCTTCAAAAATTTTTCTTCTGGCTGCTAAGTCTTGATTAAACTGTGAAGGAGCATCATTGTCGGGCATATCTTGATCCATCGAATCAAGGACTCTAATTTTATTTCTTTCACTTGGTGTTAATATTTTATAGGTGGCACGACTGTCTCTGCCTGTAAAATCTCCATAAGTTGAACCAAGAGTTCTAATAGGTCGTTTGTCTTGAAACGTAGTTCCTCCTAATGAACCAGCGTTCTTTGTTAGATATGGATCATTACCCTTTAGTGCCATGTCAATAGCACCAGAGAATAATTCTGGTATTCCACCATACTCTACTGGCGTGTCATACGCATACGTTGGCTTTGCAAAATCTAATAAGTTCTCATATGTTCTAGTTACGTCTGACTGTAGTTCTTCAAGCATAGCATACAGTTTATTATCCGCTCCTCTTACAATCATGGCTCTTGAATAACCAAAACCTTTTTTGTAATAATCATGAGGCAGATTTAATTCTTTGCGTTCCGCGTCTTCTGCTGCTTCTATAGTATTACCAGCAGCGTTCTTTTTTTGTTGAACTGCTTTTATAACGGGACTATTTGTTAAAGAACCACCTTTTAATTTTTCTTGATCTGGATTAACAGCAACAACACTAATGCTATCTATTTCAAATATCTGTCCACTACCAAGTGGTGAAACTTCTGGATCTCTATTACGTTCAATGTTAATGAGATCTGGATCTCTATTATCCGGAACCTCTATGTTAATTGGTTTTCCCGTAGGTGTCGCAAAAGATTCATAAATCCTTTGAGTGCTTTGTAATTGTTGTGCTTCTGCTGTTCCTGCTGCCAAACTTGGATCTTGTAGTACGTCTCCATCGGCAATTTCAAAATTTGTAAAAGGTGCAGATCCAGGTGTGCTTGTAGCCATGTTTCTATTTAAAGAACTTCTAACTTGTAATCTAACAGTTGGTCGCATCTGGTCAAAATCATAAATGATTTCTTCCATAGTCTTAGTGGTATCTTTGTTCCTTACAAGATATTCTTCCAGACCAGAAACAAACGCTTCACCACCTCTGTTATGAATAATTAAATCACCTGTTTGATTTGGTGCGTCAAAAACATTTTCTTCTCTCGTTACCTTTATAGGAACATTAAATTTAAATGCTATTTTATCCAGGTCTGGTATTTTTGTGAAATCAGGTTCATATCTTACTTTTTGGTTGCCTTTTTTATCTTTAACTGGTTCACCTTTGTCATCTACGATAACTATTGTTTTTTTAGGTGCTGCCTTAACTGCTCGACCAAATTCTTCTCCTTTACCATCTTTTGGTTTCCATCTTTCCTCTTCTCCTTGAGTTACTGTGAGTTTTCTTCTTCCAAGAAAACCAACGGAACCTTCTCTTACATCTTCTTGTGCTCGTAACTCATCATAAACTTTAGAAACCTTTATAGGTTTTTTCATGCCAAATTTATCTTCACTGGCTAACTTAATTAGTTTAATTCTTAACGGAGAAACAACGGGTTCGTCTATATCCGTAAATCGTTCTCTGTTCTTTGCTTTGTCTCTTTCTACCTTTGCCCTAATTGGGCTGATCGACTCACCACTTTGTCTTCGTTGCTCAAGTTTATCATCTATCGCTTTTAATTCTTCATCTGCAATTTTCTGTATAGATGGATTACCAACAGAACTACCCTCGAGATCTTTATTAAAAAAGGTTTGGTCTTCGTCAATGTTGGGATTAGTGTCATCAGTGATTTCAATATGATCGTTGAATAGTTCTTTTCTAATTATTTTTTGTCTGCTTACTATCTCTTTATCTATCGCAGTTCTTGCGTCATTGTTCTCTTTTCCTTTAGGGATCGCCTTTCTTTGTTCTTTTAAATCAAGAATTTCTTGTTTTATTTGAGACACACTACCAGTCTGCCCGGCTGCTTCGTTCATAAGAATCTCAGCATCGGTTAGTGGTACATCTTTCGCTCTGAATTTGGCAAAAGCAGGTGAGTACGAACTCGCGGCAGTTTGCATCGCTAGTTGCTGAGAAGGTGTCATGCCTCCAGGCCCAAGTGTATCCCCGATTAAACCTGCAATCCCAGGTCCTTGACGAAATGCCTCAATAGCCGTGGTCGTTCCTCCACCCATCGTTCCACCAAGAACTACACCTTCTAATAATCTGTCGGCTATTTCTTCACCAGTATATTCTCCACCAGTCAAGGCAGTCGAACCAACAACCACGCCTTCTTGTAATCCTTCGGTTCCACCCTCAAACGCTACAGACTTACCAATTCGTCTGCCAATCTCTCTTGCAGCGTCAACTTTACCCGCTGCACCGAGCTTTTTTATTAGATCTTTACCCGTAATTGATAGTAATTCGTCCTTCGGAATCACTCTTCCAGCACCAAATCTGTCCAAAAGTGCTATGATTGTACCCGCTCCAATGGCTACAGATTCATTATAACTACCAGTTTTTTCTTCCATTTCCGAGGCAACTTCACCAGTTCCCACGATTCCAGAGCCAACTATTGTTGCTCCACCTATTAAAGCTGCAGCTGGTACACTAAACGGAGCAGTCAAAGCTGCGGCTAAACCACCACCAAGTGCAATACCACTTGTTGCTATATTTTCACCAGTTTTCTCGGCAACCCAACCAATCGCATCACTCAAACCGCCTTGTTGATAGGCTTCACGAAGTCCCATCGTGTATTCTGGTTGATAGTTACCCTCTGCAATATCCTTGTCTTGTTGTGCTACAACCTCTTTTCCATAATTAAAAAGAGATTCAATACCCGTCCTTGATCCAATGACCTCAAGACCTTTACCAAAAAGTCTTTGTGCTTGGTCTATACTATATGCAAATGACGAGTCGTTTGTAGCCATTATGTAATCCTAGTCTTCTTTTTCTTTTCTGGTAACATGATCTTTGAAAAACGATTAGTTACACTATAACCGCCCATCTTCTTCTTAAATAAATCTAGTTGCTTCGGTTTAAATATCTTCTTTACTTTAGCAGGACCCCTGGTCGGTGGTACAATCTTCCCGAAGTTTTTGCCAGGAACGGGTTGTCCTCGTCCAGCTAACTCTCGATACGTTCTAATTCTATCTGATTCATCTGACATTAATAGACTCCCTTGAAAGTTCCACCACGGCTTTTCATTACACCGCCCATGTTTTTTCTTACTCTGTCAAACTTCATGGTTTTTGATTCTGGGTCTTTTAGACCCACGCTTTGTTTTGTTTCTCTAAGCTCATGGTCAAATTTAAAATCATCAACCTTCATAGGCAAAGCATCAAGTTCTTTCTTCCTCTGTTTTTTTCTACGTTTGTTTTCTAAATGTCTGCCAAGCATCCTTATAGGACTAGGACCTGCACCAAGTAAATCTAATTTCTTAGTTTTCTTTTTTATCTTCTTCTTTTCTTTTTCATAGTCTGCCATTAGTAGACTCCCTTGAAAGTTCCGCCACGATTTTTCATTACACCACCCATGTTCATTTTCCTATATTTATTTGCCAGTCTCAAATTTTCTTTTTCTCTAATTAACATAGGATCTTGGATCTCAACTATAGGGCCCTTGGTTCCCGCACCAACGCCCTTGGCTTTGATATTCGCTAACTTAGACTTTAATACGTTTAACTT